GTGACCGGGTCCGCTTCCGAGGCATACCGCCGGAATTACAACGCAGAAGCCATGAAGATCGACACGATCCACAGAGCTGCGCATGACCTCATGGTCAACTCCAAGGTCGCTACAAGGATTCAAGAATTACAGCAAAAGATTGAACGAAAGTACGAAGTAACAGCTGAAAGCATTGCGAAAGAAGCCGATGAAGATCGTGCTCTAGCCAGGGAATTGGGCCAACCATCTGCTGCAGTAGCGGCGCTTAACCTCAAGGCCAGGCTGTTCGGCCTGGACAAGCAGGTGGTCAGCAATGATCCGGACAATCCAATGCCGACGCTGATCAACGTGGAGATCGTTCGCAAGTGACATCGCTCAGCATTCAGATCACGGAAGACTTCGAGCCGTTCCTGCATCCGAAGCGTTACAAGATCGCATACGGTGGCCGTGGTTCAGGCAAATCCTGGGCGATTGCGCAGCTGTTGGTCATGCTGGCGTACAAACAGAAGACCAGGGTGCTCTGCGCTCGTGAGATCCAACGCTCGATCGGTGACTCAGTCATCCAGCTGCTGTCCGATACCATTGATCGCATGGGCCTGACAACGTTCTTCGACGTGCAGAAGACTCAGATCCTGGCGCGCAATGGGTCCAGGTTTATCTTCGAGGGGCTGCGGGCCAACATCACCAAGATCAAATCGATGGAAGGCATCGACCGGGTCTGGGTCGAGGAAGCTGAGAGCGTGACGTCAACGTCCTGGGACACGCTGATCCCGACGATTCGTAAGGGCGGGTCCGAGATCTGGGTGAGCTTCAACCCCAGGGATGAGCTCGACGCTACCTATCAGCGCTTTGTGCTGAATCCGCCGCCAGAATCCTACGTCGTCAAGGTCAACTACTCAGACAATCCCTGGTTCCCGGAGGAGCTGGAAAAGGAACGACTGCATCTACAGTCCCTAGACAGCGACTTGTACAAGCATATCTGGGAAGGCGAATGCCTGGTCAATCACCAGGGCGCGTACTACGCCAAGCAAATCGAAAACGCCAGGGCCGACGGTCGGATCGGGCGCATCCCGATCGAATCGACGCTGCCGGTCCACACGTTTTGGGACCTGGGCATCGCCGATGCAACTGCAATCTGGCTGGTGCAACAAGCCGGCCAGGAGCTGCGCGTCGTCGGTTACTACGAAAACCACAACGAAGGGCTGCAGCACTACGTCAACTGGCTGCACGACTTCCGCGACCGGCATTCGATTACGTTCGGGGATCATTGGGCGCCACATGACATCCAGGTCCGCGAGCTCACCACAGGCAAAACCCGCAAGGACCAGGCGCGAGCGATGGGCATCATCTTCCGCGTGACGCCAAACATCCCGCTGGCCGATGGCATCGAGGCATCCAGGCGCGTGATCCCGCGCTGCTGGTTCGACCAGGAACGCTGCGCCGATGGTCTGCGTGCGCTGTCCTACTACCGGACCGAGTACGACGAGGAAAAGCGCGTGTTCAAAGACCGGCCGCTGCACGATTGGAGCTCGCATGGCGCTGACGCATTCCGTTACTTCGCGGTTGCCTGGCGTGACAAGCGGGACGACAGCCTCAAGAAACCGCTACGCATGCAGCAAGACTGGGCCGTGTTCTAGTGGCCTGGCTAAAACGCAAGCCACCAGAATCCCTGCTCGATCATTGGGATTTGGTGCCGATCGACTGGTTTATCGTGTTCGTTCACGGCGATATGCCCTGGCGCCTGGCCAAGATACTCAAGCCTGGCTACCGTCATTGCTACGCGCTGCGCTGGGATGGCTTCAACTGGATTGGCTTCTATCCGCACCTGGGCTACACCGAGATCGAGATCTTGCCGCATCAGACGCTAAATGTTTTTGATGTTGTCGCCGACGAATATAGTGCTATTATCCACGCCAATGCCTGGCAGAAGGTGGGGAAAATACGCCAGCCCTGGCCGACTTTCTTCACTTGCGTCGAGCAGATCAAAGCGCTGTTGGGGATCAAGGCGTCATTCGTCTTCACACCCTGGCAACTGTTCAAACGCCTACGAGGAAAACATCATGGGTGGAGTATTCTCAAAGCCGAAGCCGCCGGAAAAGTCTCAGGCTCAAGTTAAAGCCGAAGAAGCGCAGGCTGCTGAATTGGACCGTCTGACCAAGAAAGAAGATGCAATGAAAGCAGCAGCAGGACGCAAGCGTCGTGGTCGTGCGTCATTGATCTCTGGCGAAGAAACTGGTGTCAAGACCACGTTGGGCTAAGTTATGAAATTCAAAATCCCGGACGAGCTGGGTAACGTTGATGAGCTGATTCGTCGGTTCGACGTTGCGAAGCAAAAGAAAGATCCCTGGATCACGCACCTCCGGGAATGTTACGAATACGCCCTGCCGCAGCGTGAGATCTTCAACCTGTATTCACCAGGTCAGAAGAAGAATATCGACATCTTCGATTCAACTGCGGTCATTGGTGCTCAGAAGTTTGCCAGCCGACTGCAGGCAACGCTGGTCCCGCCCTGGCGCAACTTCTCGATCCTGACACCAGGCTCGGAAATTCCTGAGAAAGAGCGCGACGGCATCCAGAAAGAGCTCGACAAGATCAACGATGTCTTGTTTGATCACATCAACCACTCGAATTTCGCTACCCAGGCACACGAATCGTTCCTGGATCTGTCGGTTTCGACTGGTGTGCTGACGCTGGAAGAATCCGATAGCGACGAATCGCTGCTCGACTTCAATGCAGCGCCGCTGGCCGAGGTTTATCCAGAAGAAGGTCCGCGTGGCACGATCGAAACCGTCTGGCGCGAGCATTCAGTGCCGGCGCGTCACGTCGATCGTCTCTGGCCTGGCTCTGAAATGTCAGCAATGACGAAGAAGAAGGCGGTCGAAAGCCCTGATTCCAAGATCACACTGCTTGAAGGCACCGTATATGCGCCGAAATCTGGCGTTTATTACCAGTGCGTCATCGAGCGCGACGCAAAGCACGTCGTTTTCACCCAGACTTACGAGGTTTCGCCCTGGATTGTCTTCCGTGAAATGGTTGTGCCAGGTGAAGTGCTCGGTCGTGGTCGTATCATGCAAGTGCTGCCTGACATCAAGACCTGCAACAAGGTCGTCGAGTTCGTATTGCGCAACGCAGCCCTGGCAATCGGTGGCGTGTACACCGCCCAGGACGATGGCGTGATCAATCCATACACCCTGCAGATTGCGCCTGGCGTCGTGATCCCGGTCGGGTCCAACGACAACAGCAATCCGACGCTGCGCGCCCTGGATCGTGCTGGTGATTTCAACGTGAGCGAGCTGATCCTGTCGGATCTGCGCGATCGCATCAACAAGGTGCTGTTCTCTGAGCCGTTTGGTGACATGACGCAGCCGGTCAAGAGCGCCACTGAAATGTCATTGCGCAGCCAGGAGCTGGTGATGGATGCTGGTTCAGCGTTCTCCCGCCTGCAGACTGAGTTCATTGAGAAAGTGATCAAGCGCTCGGTCGATATTCTCAAGCGCAACGGCAAAGTGCCAGACATCCGCGTCGATGGCAAAGAAGTCACGATCAAGCACACCTCACCGCTGGCGCGTGCTCAGGACCAGCAAGATCTCCTGGCGATGCAGCAGTTCATGCAAATGGGCGCTGCGTTTGGTCCAGAAATGTTTGGCCTGGGCGCCAAGATCGAAGACATGGTCGCCTACATCGGCAAGAAACTCGGCATCAAGGCCGATCTTTTGCGTACCGCTGATGAGCGCAAGCAACTCCAAGAGCAAGCTGCCCAGGCTGCAGCAGCTCAACAGCAACAAGCAGCGATGGCACAGCAACAACAAGGACAATAAATGGCAGAAGGTTGGAATGGCCTGGACCTTGATGGCGAACACCTCAAGACACTCCAGGCTGAAAACGAAGCCAAGGCCCGCGAAATAGCAAGCCGATTTCACGAATGCTTCCGAACCGATGCAGGACAGTACGTTCTGCAACGATTGCGGGAAGTGACCCTGGACAAGCCGGTCCTAAACGGCAATTCAACCCAATTCAGTGCCGGCATCCGGGAAGGACAAAACAACATTGTCCGTCAAATCCTGGAACAAATTGCCATGGCTGAAAAAATCTAAGAGAGGATGACATGAGTGAAGCAGCAGAGAGCTTGATTGACGACACCCCAACATCAGAAGTTTCTGATACTGGCGAATCGGTAACAAATGAATCCGAAGCACCAGCTGGGCCGTCCTGGTTCCTGGCAGAAAATATGCCTGGTGACGGCGACCGTCCGGAATGGTTCAAGGACAAATACAAATCGGTGGCTGACCAGGCCAAGGCTTACGCAGATCTTGAAAAGCGTTTCGGTGGATTCACTGGCGCACCGGAAAACTATGAGCTGAGTCTGCCGGAAGGCATCGATGGCCAGTTTGATATGGAAGATCCGCGCCTGGCTGCATTCCAAGAAGCAGCACGCGAGTCGAATATGTCCCAGGACACGTTCACCAAGCTACTGCATCAGTTTGTTGAAGGCGAAGTCGCAAGCGAAACGATCAACATCGAGGCTGAATTGAAGGCACTCGGTCCGAATGCTCAGGCACGCCTGGCCGGCATTCGCGATTGGGGCAAGGCAAACTTGGATGACGCACAGTTCCAGGCAATGCGCGTCCTGGCAAGTTCAGCAGAAGGCGTTAGTGTCCTGGAAGCGATCATTTCAAAAACCCGCGAGGCCAAAATGCCGACTGGCAATGAAGTCGTGAAGACCGGGCCGAGCGAACAAGAGCTGCAGGAAATGGTTGCGGACCCGCGTTACCAGTCTTCGGCTGCGTACCGCA